ACAAGGTAATCAAAACTTAAATCAAATATTTAAGTATATAGATAATATTATAACAACTCCAGAACCTTTTGAGAAAAGAGCTACACCTACAAGGGGTCTTGACTTTGTGCCTGATATGGGTAAACAACTCCTTGGTGTAAGAGGGCTTAGTATTCCTAATGTTGTAGAACAAATGATGAATGCTGCGGGACAAAAATATTGGGAGGCGATAAGATTCTCTGGTCCTGCAGAGGTAAAAAATAGAATGGATGCTATAGCTGCACCATACTTTGAGATAGCGGCCCTTAGAGCATTAAAAAAGAACCCTACCTACTTTAAAGAAGACTTACAATTTAAACAAGAAGTTTTAGAAAATATGAGGGCAGAGGTTAGAGAGAATGTTCAAAAGGCTCTAGAAAATGGATTACCAAGCGAACTTAACTTAGTCAGGGTATTATCTGGAAAAGATAAAGATAAGATAAAAAAAATTATGGACGCACTTGGTATAGAGGGAGAGGTAAAGGACTTACTAAATCAGGAAGATGGTCTTGAAAACCTCAACAGGATTAAGACGCTATTAAAATATTACGACGAATTTTTTTCAAGGGCAATCAAATAATTAATCATCTTCTAACATTTTATCTGCCCACTCAAAAGCCTCATGTTTTATATCATTAACTCTAGCACGACCACTATTAGACGCAAGTAACCCTGCAAGAGCCTGTCCTGCAAGGTAAATACGTGCTGTTAGTGGTCTATCTTTTTGTGGTCTAGCCTGTCGTAGTTTTTTATATTTCTTTGCCTCTTGTTCAAGACTTATTGTTTTTTCTTTCATTCTCTTTAACTCTCTCTAAGTTAAAGAAATAGGCTCTGTTAAAACCCATCTCCCACTCCCTGTTATTCTTGGTATTCTTTTCGTAGGGATTACCAAGATTACCAGTTATAAAAGCTACTTTTCCTTGTTCAGAAGGTTTTACTTTCGCATTTCCCTCATTGTTTCTAACATTTTTTCTAGATACCATTCTGCTTTCTCCATGTCCTCTATAGGATTACCTTTGTATCCATGACGATGCTGATACTTAATCACATTACCATGACAGTAACCCTTAAATTGTTCTGGTGTCAAGACTTGTTTAATGTATTCAATGCATTCTATACCATCTCGTATCGTATAATGTGGTGGACTATTGACAGGATCAAAGTCTCCTGCTGTTTTGAATTTCATCTTATGCTCCTATATCTACTATCTCACAAACATCCCCTGTGCAAGCTAGTGTCTGACTGCTAGAGGTAGTGTCCTCTTTTTCATACCCTGAAAGTTTACTCCAGTCAATAGCTTTTGGCATAAGATCAAATAATTTTTTATAGTCTGATCTCTGTATCTCCTGGTATGGTGCCTGTTGATAAGTGTGTTCGTTATAGGGCAAGAAGGATACACCTGACATCTCATCAAAATGTTTGTATACAAATGCACCCACTTCAAACCATTCGTCTTTTCTAACATTAACTGTTATACTAGGCTTGTGCTCACACCAATGTCTTTGATAGATCAACCAAGTTTCTAGTTGTTCAATAGCAGTAAGATCTGCTGTGGTTACTGCCCCTTGTGGTGATTGCATTGGAAAACTAAACACCGTAGTTACATCAGGCTTCATAACATCAGGCTCACTAGGTATACCTTGATCTTTCATGAAGGCGGTAAGAGGGTCTTTGTTATCTCCTCTAACGGTTCTAATGTAATAATTTGAATGACGTGCGTGTATCCCACTAGCAGAGTCAACAAGTTGTGATACGGTTCCACTTGGTTTCACGCAGGTAATAGAGGTGGACTTGGGAATATCCAAGCGATCAGCCCACATAGAATTAACATTAACAGCAACTTCACGTAAATGTTCAAGAGTTTTCTCCAATCCTTTATTTTTGATGGTGAGTAGTTTATTATCCATTATCCCTGTGAGTGACACACCAAGCAAACGTTCTTCTTCTGTGTTACGCTGCCACACTTTTCGCAGATATGGGAACTTGGTGTACGTAGATTGAATAGTTCCAAGTATAGTTGCAACTCTGACTTTCCTTTCAAGATCGTCAATAGTGTCTGTAGACCTGACCACAACCTCTGTAAGATTACAAAACTGATACGGCCTAAGTATGATTTCACTGCATGGATTAGTCCCAAAGTCCCAATCAGAATCTCTCCTACCAAACTTACTAGCTTGTTTTTTACTTGCTTCACGGTTGAATATACCACGCTCTCCACTCCCTGATTCTACCAAAGACAGCCACTCACGCATAAAAGAAATAGCATCTGGTTTTTCTGTATAAGAGACTGAGTTATTAGCAAGAGCGCGTTGGGGATCATTCTCCCACCAAGCACCTGATTTAGCGTGACGCATACGATCATCAGATAAATTACTGAGAGATATCATAGCAGACCTACGAACACCCCCCATAACTATCACTTCACCAACCTTGCACATAATATCATGGCACTCAATGCTGGAGAGTTTTCTACCTTGAGCGTCTTTAAATGCTTTCACTGAAAAATTAAATAGGTCTATCAAGGGTGCAGGACCACTAGCCCTACCACCAAATGTTTTTAGCCTTGCACCAGCAGGACGAACCTTTGAGGTATCCCATTTGGGAATCTCACCAGCCCATAGGAGTGCCAACAATTGTCTAAACGCCTTAGCCCATCCCTCCTTGCTGTCTCTTACAACGATAGTGGTATCGCTCTGGAAGAGAGTAGGGACTTCAGGGAGCTTATTGATGTACTGCCTCTCAACACTGAAGCCAACACCAGTGCCACAGAGGAGGATGAACATAGCCTCATCAAAAGCCTTGGGGTCATCGATAGGTAGATAGCTACAGTTATATCCTGCAGTGTTATCCCTACTTAGTGCTGGCCCTGCAGTCATTAACGCTCTCATAGATGGCATAACTTCTAGGTTTAAAATACAGTCACGTATTTGATCAACATATGAATCATCACCTATCTTAGGTCTGACTACATTATCCATATATCTTTCAACAGTCTCTAGCCAAGACTCTCTACGTTTTTCTTTATCAAGCCACCTAGCATACCTAGAAGTATGAATAAATGCTTGGTAATCTGTGGGTAAATAATTGTTCATACTTATTCCTATCTTGGTGTTCGTTACAGGGTTGTCCCAACTGTTTATTTCTTCCCTAGTCAGCATCTTCAAAGAGCACCTCACATTTTATTATCTCTATATCGTCTATATCATATAACGCAGACCTAATCAAGTCTTTCACTACATCACAATTATTTCCAGAAACCTCTAGAAAGTTTGCGTCTTTATCAACTAATATATTTAGGGTGATCTCATAAGTCATGTTGAAACCCCAAGTTATACTTATTTATAAACATTAGTCAAGTGTTCCCTCCCTTATCCTGATATTTTTTATTAAGTTTTCACTTGCTATAGATATCTCGTAGTCTTTCCAGTGAGATAAACTCTGGTTCATAATACCCGTTTTGGATATTTCTTTTAACAACGATGCCCTTCCACCACTCGTTGTTAGACTGCCCAGCCCAACTTTCTTTTCTTCCTTTGAAGCAACCCGCGACCAGCCCGATAGTTGGATTAGGGTGAGCGTCATCCTTAAAAAAGATATTACGCCTATGACTGTGACCAACAGTAGTAGAGCTATGACGCTTTTTGAGGAGGTTGTAAGCGTGATGATCACCAGACATAGCTGTGCCATAATTACCAGAAGCAATGTAATGTGAATATGATATACCATCCTGATCAAAGATGGAGGGGGCTGAGTTTTCGTATTCATAATATTCATCAAACCACACATCTGTTTGTAGGTGTGAGAAACTTATACCATGTGTCACACCTTCTAGTCTTGGATCATTAGCTATAGCTTTCTTAATCCTATTTTCATGATTACCTTCCATACCTATGAAGGCAGGACGTTTCTTTTTCATCTTCTTAAACTTAGCTCTTAGTCGTTCTTGAGAATCGTTATAACAATTTATATCAGACTCATAGTTTTGTGCTACTATGGCTTGAGGATACCTGGTGTCATAGCTATTTAAAGATTTCATATCCGCACCATCACCTAGATCAATTACATAATCAGGTCTAATATCATATAAAAAATCTGAAAGCCAATCGAATCTTTCATTAGATACAGATGGATCTGCATGTGCACATGTAAATACTACTGCTGTTTTTGTCATATCATTATATCCCTGTGTGAGTCCTTTATGTGTAGTGGTTCTATGTGTTTGCTGAAGTGTTTTTGCCATTCGTATGCTTGTTCTAAATCAGCAAACCAAAAGTTTACAGGCTCTATTTCACCATCTATTTCAGCCTTGCAAACCAAGAGATATTCCATATACTCTGGGGCTTCTTCATCCTCTGGTAAATCTTCTATACATATTGGTCCATCTATTATTCCCCAAACTTTTATCACGTTTTCCAACCTTTCAATAACTCCATATAGTGTTCTAGACCTATCATGACAACCCAAGGTTTTCTATCTGATCTAAAAAATACAACAGGTTCCTCACCAGAATGTTTAGTCGCTTGTTCAATAAAACCATAAACTGTTTTTAGTTCAGACTTTCTCCTCTTTACTTCAATAGATAGTGGTATCTTTTTTCTAGCTGCTGGTGATAACTGTATATCTGCACCACTATCTCCCATAATTGTAGACTTAATATCATCAGGCTCAAGATCAGGAAATGTCTCCAAAAGTTTGTCCCTTATCTCTTGTTGTCCCAGTCTTCCTTTTTGTTTAGCTTGCCTGGTCATGTTTAATCTCTAGTACGTTAGGCTCATGCTCTATATGGACAAGATGTAATGGGCCTGTCTTATAGAGGAAAGTCCTTAATGTAGGCCAGCATCTTTTCTTGTAGTCACAATAACTGCAAGCCATACTTAACTTCATGTTGGGACTCGTTTTAGATTGTGGCACTGGTGGTATCCGATCTTTTGGTATATCACCTTTGACCATAGCTTTTATTTCTTTTACTTCTTTTTCTTTTGTTTTTAGATCCTCAGTAAAATCATGCACATCCAAACAAATGTTTCCGTTCTGTTTATCAATCCC